TTTATTGCCATTGCAGCCGCCCATGTACTTGTTTGATGGCTTATTATTCAATCCATGACTTTAGCTTTTCATTGTGTGACTTAGGAAAAAAACACCAAAATAAGCATTCTTTATTTTGATCCCTATCCCCATCACATATGCACACAACCCCCAATTTTACTCCAAAGTATCTTTTCTCCCATAACTTTCAATTTAGCCTGTAACCCAAGAAAAACGCCTTTAAATCCCATTTCCCATTTTATTTTTTTCAATTTTTCTCAAACTTCATTGACTTTATCAAAAGTGGTCCTTATTTTCCTTACCGGGTTGAGTCGATCTGGAATTATGTAAAATACATATCCTAAAAGTGGTCTAAAATCGCGATTAAGGCTATAGTAGGCTCAATTAGCGAATAAAAATAAAAAATGAAGCGGATGTATATAATTAAAGGGATCTTCAAGAAAGGAGATTATTTCTATGATGGTCAAATGCCGGATGGTACAAATGTAATGCTAAACCCAGCTATGGGCGATAGATTCAGAAAAAGACTTGGCTACACACATATCAAGCATTCAAAATCAAAGAAAGATGCAAAAAAGAGGGTAGATAGAATTGCTCATAGCATCCTTGATGCAAAACAAGAACTTCCGGCTGTTTTCATTATCGAACAAATTCACGTTCCTAAAAAATCTTTATGCACAAAGTTGATTAATTTTAAATGGTTCAGAAAGAATGCCTAAACCCACAGAAGAACTAAAATCAACGAGAAAATACGTGTCTTCGGACCTAGCGGTCTTTCTTAAGCAGCAAGGTACGTCTAGCGATGAATTTGCTAACTATCTAGGCATGACAACTGTCGGGGTGTGCTTAAAGTTTAAAAAAGGCGTCGATCAATCTTTAGAAAATAACCTGAAATGTTTCTTGATGGATAAAAGGGGCGTATCATTCAAAATTGAAGGCTTGCGATTCAAAAAAGCAAAATAATGAACGTTGCTAAAAAGGCAGATCCTTCTATCAATATTCCAGACAAGATGCTTTTTCTTGTCACAACAAAATCACGATTCAAAATCTTAAGAGGGGGCAGGGGTAGCGCTAAAAGTGGCTCTATAGCTAGAGGGTTGGTGTTTAAAACTGTAACCTCCGTAAAAAAAATTCTCTGTACCAGAGAGTTACAAAATTCAATTGCAGATTCCGTTCACTCTCTTTTAAAAGGCTGTGTAGATAAAATTGGTCTCAACCATGTTTTTGAAAGTACGCTAACAAATATCCGTAGTGCAAACGGAAGTAATTTCATATTTAAAGGGCTTCGCAATAATATCAATGAAATCAAATCGATGGATGATATTGATATTTGTTGGGTGGAGGAGGCTGCAAAAATTGATGCCAAGACTTGGGATATTTTAATACCAACTATTAGAAATAAAGGATCTGAGATATGGATTTCTTATAACCCGGATGAGGAATCGGATGCTACGCATCAACGTTATGGAAAGATAACATATAGCAGGGATAGTATTGAATATATCAAATATCCGTTTTATCAAAAAAGCGCTGGTTATAAAAAGAATCAATTAGTTACGGAGCCGGGATCCACTAATGCTGATTTTACGGTCTGGGAATCAAAGGCTAACAATAATTTGAACAATCCTTTGGTTGAGGGTAAGTTCTGGACGAGATATATGATTTCAAGGGAGGTTAATTATGTTGATAATCCATTCTTTGAAGAAACTGAATTAGTTGCTGAAATGCTTGCTTGTAAAGAGCAAGATCCAGAAAAATATAATAATATCTGGGAAGGGAAGGCAAAGAGTAGGAGTGATGCTCAGGTGTTTAAAGACAAATGGGAGGTTCAGCAATTTATTACTCCACCAGTTAGTGAAATGTATCATCAGAGGGTTTTGTTTGGGGCAGATTGGGGCTTTAATCCGGATCCATGCACCATGATCAGATGTTTTATCAAAGATGGTAAGTTATTTATTGATTACGAGGCTTATCAGGCAGGGGTTGAATTAGATGGCATAGATGGGCTTTTTCAGACGGTGCCGGAATCGAAACTCTGGAAAATCTATGGAGATAGTGCGCGGCCAGATATTATCAGTAAGTTATCGAAGCTGAAATATAAAATTTACTCAGTTAAAAAAACAACTGTCTCTCTGGATCCTCTTTCTAAGCAAAAAGCTGATAGCTACGTAAAAAGCGGAATTGATTATATTAAAAACTTTGAAAAGGTAATTATTCATCCACGCTGCGTTAATACAATTTCAGAATTTACCAACTACAAACATAAGGTGGATAAGAACACAGAAATAATCTTACCGGAGATCATTGACAAATATAATCACTTAATTGATGCTTTGCGTTACGCATTAGCTGATTATATCAGTAAGCCCAAAAGTACAATGGCCGATATTGCGCGGGCGCGATTAAACAGGAATAAAGGGAATTAACATGAGCAAAAAACATAAATTTAAACACCATAGAGAATCTATGGCTCCAAAAATAAATTTGGGCGTTCAGTCTGAGGCTAAAGCTCCGATCGTTAAAAAGAATGCTTTCGCAGATTTCAACTCTAACAATCTTAACCTCAATAATCTTAACTTAAACGGAATTATTCCGCAACAACAAAATCTTACCAAAGCCCAGCAAATCGTCATTAATTATGCGGCAAATCCCTTTTTGATTTCCAATAACAAAATGGCGCTAAGTTACATCTATAAAAATTCTGGGGTGATTCAGTCTATGATTGATCAGCCGGTCGATGACTGTTTTAGAGGAGGGATCACAATTACTATAAATGATGAAAGATTTGGGGCTAAAGAAGTTGAAAAAATTCAATATGATTTAGAAAATGAATCTGTGATCAGAACTTATGCCAATGGTGAGAGGTGGGCTAGATTATTTGGCGGCGCGGGAATAATAATTGATGTTGAGGGTGATAATCCGGCAACTCCTTTTAGTGTGGATAAATTAAAAAAAGGGCAGAGAGTTGCTTTTTATGCCGCGGATCTTTGGGAATTAAATACTGTTTCGAGCGGACAAGTAGGTGGTGAAGACAAGCCTTATATTGATGATATGGCTAGCGAAAAGGAAACGCCATATGTTTTTTATGGTAAAAGATTGCACAAAACCAGAGTAATTAAAGTTATAGGCAAGGAAGCCACTTCGCAAATTAGATCAATCTTGAAGGGTTGGGGCATGAGTATGATTGAGTGCATGATTGATCCTCTTTCAAATTACTACGAATTAAACAATATGACCTCGAATTATATTGATCAGGCCAAGATCGATATATTCAAATATTCCGGGTTCAATGATGCTATGGAGCTTGAAAATGGCGCGGAAACCATTTTAGCAAAAGCCACATTGGCAAATATGCTTAAAGGCATCAATAATGGTTTGGTATTGGATAGTGAAGATGATTACACCCAAAAGCAAATCAGTATGTCTGGTGTTCCGGAGCTGAGAGAACAAAACCGTATTGAAATGGGCGCGGCAACTAGAATTAATCAGGTTAAGATTTATGGCACAAGTTCTCCGTCTTTTAATTCCGGTGAAGATGTTCAGGAAAATTACAATGGCATGATTGAATCCACCCTTAGAGAACCAAGTAAGTTTAAGCTTATTAAAATTGTTCAAATAATGTTTCAGCTTAGATATGGTGCTTATCCAGATGAAATCAAAATTGGCTTTAAACCACTTAGAACTTTAAACTCAAAAGAAGAACAAGATTTAAAATCTACAAAACTTGATGGAGCTATTCGGATGTATGACCGAGGTTTATTAAGTAAAGAAGATTTCCTCAAGACTGTCAATTACGACAATATCCTTCCATTCAAAGTTGATCCTTCTGCCGCAATCGGCGAATTACCAACTCCTCCGCCTGCGAAGCCTGTACTCGATCTTTATGGGGATGATAGTAAGGAAAGAAATAAGCTAAATTCTCAGACTCCCGCCCAAGAAAAATAAAAATCAAAAAATAATTTAAGATTATTAAGTTGACAACTTGTTTAAAATTTATACTTTCGTAAATGCTTACGCAACCTTTAGCTATGGCGTTTCGAGCGCTAATTAAACTTTGTTTATTTGGGCTGGATTTTAATTTTTTTGGCTATCCAGCTATATATCAAAGGGTAGCTTAGAAAATTAAAAATTAATAGTCAATAACTACATTAAACTTTTTTTAATATTTGTTTTCAGATGGAAACCGGATCAGAAAATATACAGACCTTTACTGCTTGTTTTTTATATCCAGGAGTAGCCCGTTACGATAAAGATCAAACTTTAAAAAACGTTTTAATTGACAGACATATTGAGGATATAGCCAAAAGCTTCATTGGATCGGCAATGATAATTAATCATAGCAATCCCGCAGAAGTTAAAGAGGGCGATCCTAGAATAGTTGGGAAAGTAACAAACGTTTTTTTAAATAAAGACGGCTTTACCACCAAAGAAGGAATTTTTGTAGAGGCCGACCAAAAATATTACTGCGATTTTTATTTAAAAGATGAAACCGCAATAAAGGAATGGCAAAAATTAGGTTTTGTTTCTTGTGCTTGGGAGGCGATTGAGCTCATAAGACCAGAGCGAAACGAGCGCGGACAATTAGAAAAGCTGTCTTATATCAATGTGGAGTATGAGGCGGAAGTAAAAAGTGTAAAAGCTTTGCACATGGCAATTGTTGCCGATCCACGATATGAACAATCAATTATTTATAAAAATAGTATGTCTGAAAAAGAATCATCTTCCTCAATAGAATTAGAAAAGGGCATTTTTTTGAACTATGTAAGCTCTGCGGCAGATAAAGCTCGTGAGTTGTTTGGTGTCTTTGCCAATTCTAAGAAATCTAAAAAAAATGATGAGTCTTATGATGATGACGAAGAAGCTGAAACAGAAAAAGAAAATGCTAAATCAAAAATGAAAAATGGCAAGAAGGCTAAGAAAAATGAATCTGATAAAGAAGATGAGGATTCAGATAAAAAAGAAAATTCAATGGATGTTGATGGTGAATTAGTTCCTCACGAAGAACTAAAAAATTGCTACCGTAACGCCATGAAAGCCAAAAAGAATGAAAAAGATGACGCTGATGAAAAAGATGAAAAATCAACTAAAGAAAATTCTCACATTAAAGCTAATTCTGATTCTGGTTTTGCCTTGAAAGAAGCAAGAGACGCGGTCCGAACTGTTGAGAAAATTATTTATACCCCTTGCAACGGTAAGAATCTTTTTAAATAAACTAAACTTTATAACTAATTATTAATTAAAAAAATAAACTCTTATGGCTTTTCAATTAAATCAACCTTTTGCAGCTCCATTAAAAGGTCAAATCGTTAATGGTTCAAATCCTAATCGTGTATCTTGCATAATTGATCCAGCATCTGTAGCTGCCTTTAATGGTGGTACAGCAGTAAAAATAACCGGCTCATCTCAAGATATTACTTACGTTGATAAAGCTGCTGCCACTGATCGGATTTATGGATTTATCTCTTATTCGCCAGTTAATAATACTTTTGCCGCTAAGGATAGAGTTGAAGTAGCTTTAAACACTATTGTTATGAACATGGAAGCAGGCGCGGCAATTGTTGCTGGCGCACCATTAGAAATTGTAGCAGCCGGAGATAAAGTTATTACCGCAGCCGGAACTAATAAAATTATCGGTATGGCATTAACTGCTGCGGCAGCTAGTGGCGGTATTATTCAAGTTCAAATTTCACCACTCTTTTCAGCAACCGTTTATTAAACAATAATTAAATAAATATTTTATATGCAAAATATCGAAGTTTTAGATCAAAAAGGACTTAATTCAGCCTTAGCAGGCGCCGCAGAAAACGGTGCAATCATGAATAGTATTGATATGTTTGCCGGTGGCAAAAAAATACGCGACAAATCAATTGCAGAATTATACCACCCTGCATTATCAAGAATTGCTGGGAATGCTGATAAGATTGTTAAAATGAACGACACGGCCGCTGGCTTGGGTTTCAAAGTAGATATTAGCACTTTAGCGCAAATTTCTCAGGAAGTAATTGAGCAAAAATTATATTTTACTGATCTGAATGATTTTGTTCCGGTTAAAGCTGGTGAAAATCCATTTTATGATTCAACAGTTTTTTATAAAACTTTTAAATTTGATAATAACCCAGAAGACGGCATTATCTCTGTAAACAATAAAGGACAATTTAAGGAAATTGAAGTTGGATCAGATAAATTTACTGTTAATAGATATTTTTGGGCCAAACAAGCTTCTTGGAATTTCTTGCAAGCAACACAAGCAGGCTTAGTTAATCAAAATTTAATTACTCAAAAAACTGAGTGGTTAGCTGAAAATCATGCCCAATTCCTTCAAAATACAGCAATGTATGGTTACACCTTTGATGCAGGAACTGGTTTATTTACTGGTGATGCGATTCCGGCAGCTCAAGGCTTGCCTGTTACTGTAAATACTAGCTTGATCACTAAGCCATTATCTACAATGACTGCTGCCGAAATAAACGCATTCATTCAAGCTATTATTGCTGCTTACCAAGCTAATAATGCTATCTATGAAATGCCAGACACTTTCGTCATGCCACAATCTGACTATACCGGTACTGCTGCTTTCATTAACCCAGCTTTCCCAGTTGCAAATTCTAGCTTTATTGACGTGTTATTGACTGCTTTCAGAATAGCTACCAACAACCCTAATTTTAGAATTATCGGAACTCCTTACGCGCAAAAAACTTTTGCCGCAAATACAGTGTTTGGAGCAACAGCACCAATCTTGAAAGACAGATATATTCTTTATAAAAATCAGAAAAAATCATTAGAGTTTGATATTCCTGTCCCTTTAACTTTCTTGTCAACCGGCACAGTAAATCAATTTACATTTGCTCAGCTAGCCTTTAGCCAAACTGGACAAGTTCAAAATAAGAGAACTCAAGACATGTTATATCTCGATAATAGTAACTCATAAGGAATAAAAATGACTGAAACAAAATTAGTTAAATTATTTAACAAAAGAAGCGGACAATTTCAATGCAAAGCTAATGGAGAAGATAAAACTTGGCATCCGAACACTTCAGAACTATTTACTGAAGAAGAAGCTAAAGCTTTATTATCTTACCCAAATGTGGTATTGGCTGATTCTATGGCTAACAGCCCAACTAGCATGATTAATATTGCTGATTTAATGGAAGAAAATGCAAGCTTAAAAACTGAAAATGAAGCTCTTAAGGCTAAAATCCAAGCAGAAGAGGATGAAATTAAAAGCGAAAGACAAGAATTAGAAGAGGAAGCGGAAATTTTAGAATTAAAAAAAGGGGTTGATTACTACCCAAATACTCCTTTAAGCAAATTAAGAAAGTTGATTGCCGATAGAAGTAAATAAAACATGAATGTAGCAGACATAACGGTTGCGGATTTTAAAGCCCAATTTTATAGAGGCTTTAATTATCTGCCTGTGTGGCTAAATAGTCAAACTTACAATATAGGTGATTTAGTTTATTATAATGTTACTGAGTTGTTTTATACCTGTAAAACAAACGGGACGACATCTATTCCAACCACAACGGCTGATTGGACGGTAACTGCCGGAAATATTTATGATTATGTTTTAGATGAGGATATAAACGGTGCTTATGCTGAAGCTGGCTTAGTATTTAATCCAAACATCACTGCCACAGATGCTCAATTTAAATTAATCTTTTTATATTTAGCGGCGCATTATTTAGTTTGCGATTTAAGGGCTGGAGGAACTAAAAGCGGTATTCAGACCATAGTAAGTTCAAGATCTGTAGGCAGTGTTTCAGAATCTTACGAGATTCCAAAATGGATGCAAAAGGAAAGTTTGTCTTTCTATGTAACGACCTATTACGGGGTTAAATATTTAAATTTAACTAGAATTTACAGAGTTGGAAATGCATGTGCCATAAGAGGAAATGGCCCATATAATGTTTTTTTAAATGTCCCGAATAATTGTAACTAAAAATATTGATAAGTTACTGAAACTTGAAAAAGTTTTAAAAGAAAAGGTGGTTATTAAAACTGGAATTTTTGCAGAAAACGATAACAGAAAAGATGGAAAATCTAATGTTAAAATTGGATATGACCACGAATTTGGAACGCTATATACCGCGAAAAGATCATGGTTAAGAGTTCCATTTTTTTTAAAGTTAAAGCAAATTGAAGATGTGGCCATAAGTTCAATAAAAGATGGATTAGAAAAAGGATCTTTAAAGGGGCTTTATTCTGCGATTGCGAAAGAATGTAAACATATAGTGCTTGGAGCTTTTGTTTCCGGAGGGTATGGAACCTGGAAGGCAATCAGCCCAGAAACTGCCGCAAGAAAAGGTAACACTAGGATTTTAAGAGATACTGATCAGTTTATGAAGGCTGTAAAAAGCAAGGTGGTAAAAGAATGATGCCGGTAATACAAGATGCTTTTACGGGATGGACACAATCTATAACGTTAATAAAAATAACGCAGGCTGTTGATAATAATGGTGTTTTAGTTAATACGCAAACGCCAATTAATTTTGAAGGAACAATACAGCCTTTGATGCCGCAGAAAATGGTTGTTTCTGCTCAAGGTGAAAGATTCTGGTCTTGGCTTCAAATTCATACTCCTTATCAATTGGGTAAGGTTGTAAATGATAATGATTTGATAAGTTATAGCGGTAAAAACTATAAGGTGATGCTGCTTAATGATTACAGCATTAATGGATATTATGAATATCACTTAGTTGAGGATTACCAAGGATGACTAAAGATCCAATAGCTATAATTATTGATATAATTCGTACCTATATGGGTTTAACGAATGATCAAATTTGGCAATATAACTCTGCTAAAGTTATGCCAAATACAAATGGAGTTTTTGTGGTGGTGGATTTTTTAGCATCAAAGCCTTACTCGGTTACAACTGATAATTCTGTTAGTGATTTAGGTGATTATCAAGAAACGGTAACAGTCCAGAACCAAGAAATGTTTTCCATAGATATATTTTCTAGGGATTCAACGGCAAGGACAAGAAAAGAAGAAATTATTGCGGCATTGGCAGCTAATTACTCATTACGGCAGCAAGAAATTTATAGTTTTAAAATTGCTAAGGTTGCACACAGATTAAACAATGTTTCTCAGCAAGATGGAGGATCCATGCTGAATAAATTTGTAATTGATACGACTATTTTAACTTGGTACACAAACACTAAAATTATTGAATATTATGACCAATTCCCAGCTTCCGAAATTTTTAACTCTTAAAAGGTAATTATATGACTGTTTTAGATCTATCAAATATTGTAAATGTTAGTTTAACTGGGGTTCCCAAAGGTTTATCAAATGTTAATATGAATAGTGTTGGTTTTTTAACCAATGAAATTCCTAGTAATATTGACACTTTCCGGATTTATCTAAATTCAAGAGATGTTGCAACTGATTATGGAAGCAATTCGGAAACTTTTAAAATGGCTAATGCCTTATTTTCTCAATCACCCAATATTTTAAGTGGGGGCGGTAGATTGGTAATAGCTCCTATGATCGCAGCAGTAAAAGCGACCTCTGGAAAGTGGGTAACGCCAGATATTAGCGCCAATTTAGCGGCATTAATTGCAGTTAGTAATGGCGATTTGAGAGTAACGGTGGATGCGGTAAATTATGATCTAACCGGGATTAATTTAACTGGATGCACTACCCTTGCGGATATCGTTGTTATTTTGCAAAGAAAGTTACCAAATGCGATTATTACTTCTAATAGCACAACAATAACTATTACATCTAAAAAGGTTGGTACTACATCCACGGTAGTTGCTCTTGCGCTTCCAGCCGGAACCGGAACCGATTTATCAGTGGCAGGATTATTGCATACTGCAACAGGTGTTGAAACTAATGGGGTTAATTCTTCTGGGGAAACATTGGCAGCCGCTTTATTAAGAGTATCTGCTCTTGTTCAATTTGTAGGTTGGTTTACTAATCTTGAAATAGAAGATACAGTATATTTAGCAACCGCAGCAGCAAATCAGCCTCTAGGTAAAATATTTGTTCATTCTTCAGTTTCAACCGCAGATATTGCCGGAATATGTTCATCAATTGGCGCTGCAAGTTATTTTAATACAAAATGTTTATTATATACCTCTAATCTTACCACTTCTAATTTGCTTCGCGCTGCTTATGTAGGCAGAGCTTGTTCAGTAAATTTTTCTGGTTCCAATACATTTTCTGTAATGTTTTTGAAAAATCTTGTTGGTTTAAGTGCTGATGATGGAATAACACAAACAATTTATGATGCTGCCAAGGCCGCTGGTGTTGATACCTATGATGATTTTGGAATCGCAGGAATGAGTTGTAATAGATATGGAAGTACCGGTTTATATTTTGATGAAGTATATGGGGACTTATGGCTTCAATTTGCTTTACAAATTGCAGGATTTAATGCTTTAGCAACCACTTCTACCAAGGTTCCACAAACTGAAAAAGGCATGACTTATTTGAAATCAGTCATTGTTACAATATTAAAACAAGGTGTAACCGTAGGATATATTGGTGTTGGCTTGCAATGGAATTCATCTCAAACTTTTGGTGATCCAGAAACATTAAAAGCTAGCATTACCGCTGTTGGTTATTTTGTTTATAGCCTACCTATCTCTCAGCAATCACAAAATGACAGAGAGGCAAGAATATCTCCAACTATTCAAATAGCCATTAAAAGAGCTGGCGCAACTCAGCATGTTGACGTTTTGGCTTTAGTAGAAGCTTAATTATTTTAAAAAAAAGAAAGGAAATATATGGGAAACTTTTATTTAACCGGTGATGATACAATCACCCTTCAACAAGGTGAAGATTCACGTACATTGGCAGATTTTCCTAACGGAGATGTTGCTGTTATATCAAAACCAAATGCCAATAGCACTAGAATGGTTGGTAAAAATGCAAATGGTATTTTTGCTTTTAATGCCGAAGGTAACGCAATTGATATGACTTTAAGGGTCTTAACCGGATCGCCAGACGATAAATATCTAAGCGCTTTAGAAACATTCTATAAAAACAATCCAACCGAATTTATATTGTTATCAGCCGTTTTTAATAAAACTCTTGGTGATGGAAAAGGAAATGTTAATAGCAAAGTTTATAGCTGTTTAGGCGGAAATATCATGAAACAATCTGATAGTGCATATAACGTTTCAGGAGATGCAAATCAGGCCATTTCAAGCTATTCGATAGAGTTCGTAGATTCCAATGTTAATTTTCAATAACTGATAATGACAACAGAAATATTAGTACCCAGTGGAGCAAAAGTAGTAATCAATGACGCCCCATTAGAAATAGCTTTAGGCTTACATGACGAAATTGATATTGCTTTATTGCCTCACAATATCAGCTTTACCAAACTGGTTAAGAGCTATTCTAACATGATTGCCGAAAAGCAAAAGAATGGGATTGATGCGATTTACTGGATAGATTATTTAGCTTTAGAGGGTGTTGGGCAAGCAATACTGGCAATTAAATCTTCAAAGAAAGTTCGCGAGAAGGTTATGGAATGCCTTATCCGCTGCACTTATAATGATGCAAAAATTACTAAAGATACTTTTGAAAAGAAAGAAGCTAGAGGAGATTATAATCCTATTTTTATAGCGGTTTTAAAGGAAAATGTATTGCCTTTTTTTTCCTTCCTAATCTAAGGGTCAAAAGATCAGGGAGAGGTGGTGATAGAACTGGCCCAAAAGTTGATTTTGTAGATGAGATGCCCCTTTTAGATAGGATCTGCTTAAGGCTTGCTCATAATGGATGGTGCAATGGGAATCCCGAATTAATTGCCAAGATGTCTGTAAAGTGGGTTTTAAAAATGATTAATTATCAGGATTTTATAAACGATCACAAAATAGAGAGTTTTAATTTAAAACAAGAATTAATAGATTTTTAAAATGTCATCTATCGGCGATATTACCTTAGATATAAAGATAGGCGGCGATACCAAAAGCCTTGATGCAACAATAAGCAAAGTCAAATCTCTTGATGCTGCAATTTCAAATCTAAACAAAAACCTAAAAAATACTGATTCAGGCTTAAAATTCAAAAGCTCTTCTTCTGTTTCATCTGTTGCCGGACAAGTAAGATCTCCAAAAGACAAAACTGATTTACAAATTGCGCGCGAAAAACTTAATTTCTCAAAGGTAGAGCTTGGGAATAGAAAAATCGCAATGCAAAATTCCAAGATAGATTATTTTTATCAGAATAAGGAAAGGAAAGAAAAAGAAAAAGAAGAAAAGGAAAATAAAAAAAGAAGAAAAGAAGCTCAAAAAGCTAATGAAAAATTCTTTAGTACAATCCGCAGTGGTTTTGCAACTCTTGGAAAAATAGCAATTGGCTCTGTTGGGGGTATTGCTGGCCTTATTGGCGCGGGGAAATTTGCTTCATCTCAAGCAACATCTATTTCTAATCTTAATGCACAGCAAGGCATTGCTTCTGGTGATTTGCAGCGCTGGCGCAATATCTTAACTCAAGCTAATCCTGCTTTGGGCGGTGAAGATGCTATTGGAATAATTGGTAATTTACAATCTAAGTTAGCAGCAAACGCTTTAACTGGTGAGCTGGTTGGGCCATTATCGCAATTAGGATTAAATCCTGGCGAAAGATCGGCGATCAAAGTTTTACAATCCATACGCGATCAATCTAATTTTATCAGTCCGGATATTTTTAGTAGTCTTTTGGGTGGCTTAGGTATCGATCCTGCGGCTGCCAATGCACTAAATAAAAGTAAATTTAGTGATGCTGATTTTGCAAAAGCTGGCAATATTCCTATAAATTCTCAAAAAACTATAGATGCAAATGTTAAGCTTGCAAAATCGATTAATGAATTAGGGATTGCTTTCGATAATCTCAAAGCAAAAATTTTAGCTGAGATATCGCCTACATTAACCAAGGCTATTGATACCGTCTTGCATCCAGAGGGAAAAGAGAAGGAAATATCAGAGGCAAAAAAGAAAGCATTAATTATTGGCGGGATTGCTGCTGCAGGCACTTTATTTCTTACAAAGAGCCCAGTAGCAGCCGCAGCGGTAGGAAGTGCTGTTGGTGGCTATTTTGGTGTCAAATCTTTAGGAAAGTCTGATGAAGAAAGGGATGCAGAGAAGGAGGCAGAGGAAAAAACAAAAAAAGAAATTAATGGCCTTGTTGAAGCAAATATCAGAAGGATGACTTTCCAAGAAGGTGCTTGGCTTAATGGAAAGCCTATGACGCGTGAACAAATGGAAGATGCAAGGAATTTTGCAAGGGCAGAATATGATTCTGATCCAAAAAAGTATAAAGCTTTTGATGAATCCACCACAATTGATTGGGGTAAAAACAATAAATCTGGCACCATTACAAATAATAATTCGGTAGTTACCAATATTAATGCCGGAGAAATTAACAAAAATGATATACCTAAAATCGCTAGATCAATAGAAAATAGCGGAAAAAAAGTTCATAGTACTTACAATATTCAAAAGGGAGGTTTTTAATGATTCTCCCAGATCAGATCCCCAGTTCAGATACAATTATTAATGGAACCGACACAGCTTCTGCGCTAGTTAATCAATATATTGTTGCGCCAATTGCTCAGTTAGGAATTGCTGGGTTTAATTTAACAATAACTAAAACTGAAAAATCAGAATTTGATTCCGATATCACGGATCATTATGTAGAGAAAAACATTGCTGTTCAAGATCATATTGCCCTTAAGCCTGAAATGTATGTCATTACTGGCTTCGTTGGAGAATTGGTTTATCAAAATACTAAATCACAAAGCCAGATCCAAAAATTAGCGCAAAAGCTAACCACAATATCCGGTTTTTTGCCGATAATAAGTGACACGATGAAGCAATTACAAACCAGTATTATCAATGGTAAGGCAGGCGGTGGATTAATAGATTACTTAAATGCTTCTTTAGGCGCGGGTATTGATTTATATCAAACCTTCCAGAAAATTAATCCGCCCAAAACTCAACAAGCTAAAGCGTATAACTATTTTCTTGCTCTTCGAAATGCCAGGCAATTAATAAGTTTTAACACCCCTTATGGATTCAAGGCAAATTATGTAATAAAGAATTTCTTCTTTTTTCAACCAGAAAAGACTGAAGGTTATAGTGAGGTTGAATTTACTATGAAGCAATTCAGAACGGTTACAACAAAAACAGTAGCTTTCGATTCAAAAAAGTATCAAGGGCGCACAGCAGCACAGCAATCTTTAACTGCCAACAAAGGTAATACTCAAGGAATTGGAGCTGATTTTGTTTCAACAATTAAAAAATTCTTTAATTAAAAACTTATTTTAAAGTATGAGATTATTAACAGAAATTTCCGATGATTATAAGCAACAATTCCAGGTAACTACTGAAGATAACAAGGTTTTTACTTTATCTTTGGAATATATGCCAAACCAACAATCTTGGTTTTTTTCTTTAGCTTATAACAACTTTTCATTAAACGGACAAAGATTGGTTTTAGATCCAAGTCTTTTAAGAAGATTTATTGCATATCTTCCTTTCGGAATGGCTTGTATTTGCGATGATCCGCAAGTTGATCCTTTTTTGCTTGATGATTTCAAATCAGGAAGAATAAAGCTATATACAATGACATTGGATGAAGTAACTCAGTTGGAGAAGACGCTTTATGAAATTTGATAGAAATTATAAATTAACAATTCAAGATAACCCAAATGGTATAACTCCGGCAGATACGGCCATTGAAATTGCATATCCTCTTACCATTAATTTTGAGGTTTCAAGATCGATAGGAGGAGAAAATTCATTGAATTTGCAAATTATAAATTTGGCCGAAACAACAAAGGCAAAATTAGTCAAAGACAGATTTAATATTCAAAGTTTTGGAAGCGGAGGGCAGTTCCGCCAAATTAGGTTAGATGCTGGATATGGACAAAATATTAATACTATTTTTGTCGGTTCGATATTAGAAGGCTATTCAGAAAGAGTCGGAACTGAAATGGTAACAAGTATTTATGCCATGAGCGGAGCATTTGGTCGCTACAATACTTTCATAAATCAGAGTTTTAGTGCGAATACACCTTCTCAGCATATTGTTGATTATGTTGTTAATCAGCTTGTGGCAGGAGGCGATATCAAAAAAGGTGCAATAACTCAAATTGATGGAACTTTCCAAACTGGTTATTCAGCCTTAGGTGATTCTTTTAATATTTTAAGCGAATTTGGAGTTGCTGTATTTGTTGATTTAGATCGAATTAACTTAGTTAAAATAGATGAAGTTATTAAAACTCTAGGACCCAATGATATATTTTTAATTAGCTCAGAGACTGGCTTGCTTGGCACTCCTATGAGAAGAGATACTTTCATTGAAGTTACGATGATATTTGAACCACAAATTAACCTCGCGCAGTTAGTTGAAATAAAATCTGAAACAGATCCTAGATTTAATGGCCAATATAAAGTTATGGGAATAAAGCATAAAGGTATTATTTCTGGCGCAGTTAATGGCCCATTAACAACAACATTGCAGTTATGGATTGGAGTTAATTTAGTAAACGGTTTTAAGCAAATACAATGATAGATTCAAAAGTTCTTCAAGAACAATTTTTGCCAACAATTTCAGAACCCACTTTTGATAATACCCTCGACGCCTTGAAAAAAGATATTTTTTATAATCTTCATTGCCACAAAGTCGGGATAATACAAAGTTTTAATGCAAATAAACAAACCGCAACAGTAGAGCTGGTTGATGCCTGGACTAGGCCAACATTTTCAGGTAATGATTCTTTTAAAATTACGCCTTTGGTTAACTGTCCGGTAATTATTTTGAAAGGAAAAGGAGGAGGTTATACTTATCCAATTAGAGTGGGCGATGAATGCAGCGTACTTTTTAATGATCGTAATTTAGATAATTGGCAAATAGCTGGTGGTTATCAAGTTCCAGTCAATGCTAGGGTGCATCATATTACCGACGCTTATGCAATAGTGGGATTACATTCTTACATTAATTCAATAGCAAATTACAATAATAATGCCACAGAGATGGATTTTATATCCGAAGCAGGAGTTAGGCAATCGGTTGTCTCGCTTGATGATAAAGTGGGAATATCAAATCAGACCCAAAATTTAAAAACTTTAATTGATAGTTTAATTTCAGTTATAAAATCATTGCAGGTTGTTGATCCTATTTCTGGCAACTTACCTATAACGCCAGCAACCACGACCTCCCTTACAAATTTACAAACTCAATTTGATGCGCTTTTAAAATGATAATTCGTGGATTAGATAATGGTGGTGACTGGGTTTTTGGCAATGGCCTTAATGCTTACAAAGTTCAACAAGATGCCATAATGCAAAATATCCAAACTAAAATATTGGAATGGGTAGGAGATTGTTTTTTCAATCAACTTGCGGGCATTGATTGGATTAACAGATTTGGATTTAATCAGAAAGAAGTTTTGCGCCAAGAGCTTACCAGCTTAATATTAAGCTGTTATGGAGTGGTAAATTTGATCGAATTAAACGTTGATCTTCAGGATCGAAATTTTACTACCCAATATTCAATTGAGACCATTTTTTCTCAAAATGCTCAAGCAATTACAACAAATAATTCTTAAAAAATATGCCAAATACTTTTGATGCAACCGGTTTAACAATCGAAACTTTACCGGAAATTATTACAAAACTTACGGATGGAAATAAAGCAATTTATGGCGCCGATATTAATGTCGATAGCAATTCACCTGACGGCCAAAACATTAATATTTATGCCCAGCAAGCCAGAGACACTTTAGAGGTTTTGCAAAATATTAATAATGCCTTTGATCCAATGACGGCAATAGGGCCGCAGCAAGATAGATTATATTATAATAATGGCATTATCCGCAATGGTGCTACCTACTCTAATATCCAAATTAATATTACTGTTGATAGAGCATTAACATTGCAAGGGCTTGATGCTAATGCAAATAATGCTAACGGCATTGGGTATACAATAATGGATAATTTAGGTAATAATTGGATATTGCTTGATTCTCAAAGCCCAGTTGCGCCAGGAACATATAATTATACTTTTCGCTCGCAGCTTTTAGGTGCAATTAATAGCGCCCCAGACACAATTACATTGCCAGTTACGGTGGTATTGGGAGTTACCACTATCAATAATCCTACCGGAGCCTCAACATTAGGAGCTAATGCAGAAACTGATGCGGCATTTAGATTAAGATTTGCAAGATCTTTTGCCACTAAAGCGACATCTTCTCTTGATGGAATGTATGCTGATTTACTGAATATATTGAACGTTGTTGATGCCAAGGTTTATGAAAATAAAACCAGCTCAACCGATTCTAACTCTATACCGGGGCATTCAATCTGGGCTATTGTAGATGGTGGGGCAGATGCTGATATTGCACAAATAATATATGCCGATTTAAATGAAGGTTGTGGAATGAAAGGATCTACCACTTTTGATATCACAACAATCCAAAATCAAACCTTTACTGCAAAATTTGATAGACCAATCAGCGAGACTTTGTTTTACAAATTTAATCTTAAATCTACAAAAGCAGGTCAAAGTTTTGATTTAACGGCAATTAAAACTTTTATTGCCAATAATCAAATATATACCATTGGGCAATATGCAGATAGTTCAAGCCTCACATACCAGTCTAACCTTGCAATAATCAATAGTGGTGGTCAGGGGATCCCTCTTGATGCACAAATCTCTGTTAATGGCACAACATGGGTTGATTATTTAGATACTGCTACAATTCAAAATAAATGGGTTTTAGATGAGGCAAATATAACCATAACTGTAATTTAATATGTCTGCACCGATTTCAATAGATAATATTGTAAAATATTATGTTGGTTTATTAATTATCCAATATAAGGCAAAACCAAAAGCGACAGCTACGATCGCTTTAAATGCCAATGTTTTGGCAATTGATAATATACAATTTTCGGTAGAAGGGGGATATGATCTCAATAGCGCAGTTGGCAAACAATTAGATATTTTAGGTCAATATATTGGAGTTAACAGATCCTATCAGGGACAGGATTTTCCAGATAATTTATTTGGATATTTACCTTACGGTCAAGATATTTCTGGTAGTGGCCAACAAGGATATGTTAGTTATGGCCAAAGCAAGGCGGGAGGCGTCCTTACATATTCTGATATTATCTCAAATGACCAACTTTTGGATGACGAAGATTATAGATTACTTCTAAAAATAAAAGTAATTTCTAACAGCTCAAGAGCCACACATAAAGAAATTGATAACTTGCTATATAACTTCTTTGGAACCGATATTATTGCCAGCTCATCAGGCAATATGGATTTAATTTATTTTATCGAAAGTTCAAAAAGTTTATTGGTTAGCGTTATCTTACAAAAAAATGTTTTGCCGGATCCTATGGGAGTATTCATATACGCCATAATGAAATATGATTCACCTTATTTTTCTTATGCTAAGTATGGAGAATCTATTAATTCAATACAAAATGATATTTTAAGAGAAGGATATGTCAGTTATGGCCAAAGCAAGGCGGGCAGGACTTTAAATTACTCTGATATTATCAGGGTATAAAACATTGACAAATTATGCTTTTTAAGTATAAAAATTAAACTTAATGTTTAATTATGACATCTTTTTTTTAAGATGCAACAAATAAATTAAAAAAAGTTTAATTTTTAGAAAAAATGGCAGTTTTACCAAGAAAAACCCAGAAAATTTTTGGTCTAAATGGAAACAATGGCGTTCCAGGGTCAGCACAAGCTTCAGGAACAACTTCAGGAAGTTTAAGCAACGATCTCGCAATATTGCAATCATTAGCTGCATTTGCAGACGGATTGAATAGTGTTGTATTAAGTGGTAAATCATTACCGCCTTTGCAAGAAGATCAAGCTTTGGACTACATCGAAACTTCTCAATTAGCTTATATTTTTCAAGAAGGAATTCCAGAATATGATGCAGGAACCGAGTATCGAATTAATTCTTTAGTTAAGCAGGCAGGAACAACAACCCTTTGGAAATCTTTAGTTAACGTTAATACTGGTAATCCTTTAGTTGCCGGCGCAAATTGGCAACAATGTGGGGATTTAAGCAATCTCATCAATATTGCTCAAGCCACCGAGTTATTATTGGGTATAGCGGAAATAGCTACGCAAGTAAAAACCAATACTGGAACTGATGATTTAACCTTCGTTACTCCCTTAAAGCTTGCAACGTGGTTTAATAATAAAAGATTTAAGTCTGTAAATCAAACCATAACTTTAGCTGGAGCTTTAACTTTAGCGCACGGCCTAGGAAAAATTCCAGATCTGTTCATTTGGCAAATGCAATGTATCACGGCAGAGCATGGTTATTCGATAAATGATATAGTTTTTGCAAATCCCATGATGGGGCAAACTGCTTCCATTGTGACACTTGGTGTATCGGTAGTTCCTGACACAACTAATTTAAATATCAGAATGTCTGACTCAACGCCTCGTATCATGAATAAAACCACCGGTGCAACCGCAGATATTACTTTAGCAAACTGGCAATATATATTTATAGCATTTTCTCTAACCTAAACAAAGATTTTTTATGACAAAAAAAATTATAAATCAGATCTTCGTGGATTCTGATGGCAATTATTTAGGTGAATTTAGTTATCAAAATTCAGCGATTCCAAAAGAAGCTGTTGAAGTCTTCATTTTACCTCAGCATGGAAAAGATATTTATAATTTTCAAACTAATACCTGGATATCAAAAACCAAAAATATTGTAGATAAAAAAGAAGAATTAAGAAATCAGTTAATTTCATCCCGCAGATTCTACTTAAATAAGACACTTGAGAAAGCTTTTGAATATTATGAAGATGGTTTGGAGTATCCGGATAAAGCAAAAAGAACTCAGGCAAAGCAAGAAATTAAAGATATTGAAGCAGCCACAACTATAACAGCTCTAAATAGATTCAATGCCAAATTTGAATAAAAATGGCCGTAACAATAATAGCGCTCAATAACTCCAATCGTTCGGGTACGGTTGATTTAAGAAAAGTTTCGTTCGGCGCCCAAGTTGAAATAGCTGCAAATGGTGATTTTGGTATTGATGGGTATATTCTTGTATCAAGAAAAATCGGCAGTGTTGTAATCCCAGTTTGCATATCTTGGACAAATCAAACTACTTTAGCAACCATAACCGAAGCAGTATCAGGATTAACTCTTAATCAATTACAACATGAAGAAGAATTACAATTTGATTTAATCGGCGGTACCAATCCAAATTTAAATTTATATATCATAGGGGTTGGCACATGATAATTAACACTATAGTTCAAAATATTCTTAATATTACCAGATCAACAATTCTTGAAACTGGTGATGATGAAAATCCTCCTCCAACACGCAATAGTCTTTTATTGGAAGATTCAAATTTTTTGTTGTTTGAAGATGGTGGAGATATTTTATTAGAGCGCTGAGATGGATAGAAAAATAAGTCAATTACCAAATGGTGGTAATCTAACAATAGATGATTTAATCCCAATAGCCAGACTTGGTCAAAATTATTCTTTAAACTTATTTAATCCCACATTTAATAGAGTTTTTGGCCAAGCATCCGCTGGAGATCCTACAAAATCAATTTTTTCAAGTAATATTGATACATTAACAGGATTTGATATTCCCGGCGTCGGCGTAGCTCGGATCGTTGCAACCGGGGTTAATGTCTTAGAAGTAATTTCGACAAAAGTAACAATAAATCCTACAACTGCATCTTCTTCAACCATAACCGGAAGTTTGGTAAACAAAGGCGGATTTGGAAACGCTGGAAATGCTTATATTGGTGGAAATATAAATAATGCTGCTCTTACTCCATCAAAACTTGTTTTTACTGATCCAAATAAAAATCTGATCAGCTCTGATCTTTCTGGAGATGTTAGCACTTCAGGTTTAACCACAACTTTAGCTACCGTAAATAGCAATATAGGAAGTTTTGGTGATGGCACCCATGTTGCGGCATTTACTGTGAATGCTAAAGGATTAATCACCGCTGTTAGCTCAGTTGCGATTACTGGTGCAGCTCCAACGGGTGCCGCTGGAGGTGATCTTTCGGGAACTTATCCAAACCCTACAGTCACAAAAATTAACGGCAAATCAATAACTTTAGGTGGAAATCTCACAACATCAGGGGCTTTCGCTAGCACTTTCACGATGACTAACACCACAAATGTTACATTTCCGCCTTCAGGAACATTGGCAACTACCGCTGGAACCGCTGCATCTATAACCGGAACAGCAAATCAAGTGCTTGCAAATGGCTTTTTTGGAATTGCGCAGACTGGAGCAATAACTTTAACCTTGCCGCAAAGCATTGCTACCACTTCCACTGTGCAATTCGGAACAGTCAATATTAATACTGCTACCTCAACCGGATTATTTAATATTGCTGGGTTATTCGGAACCCCCGGATCAGTTGGATTTGCAGCATATTTTAACAGTACACTCAATATTGCTAGTGGAAGTCTTTTTGCACAGACAGGAATTAATACATCTTTTATTGTTTCGGGAACGGCAGATAATGTTTATGGATTATATATTTACCAAGGTGCCGCCTCCGGAACCGTTACAAATGCGATTAATTTATTTTCTGCAATACCACTTTATGCGTCGAATAATTTTTCAGCAGCTTTTGCCGGCAGAATAACAATTGGATCAGGCGTTGTAGCTGATACCCGCGCGCCGGTAGATGGCATTTTAGTGCAAGGAAATATCATAAATGATGCCTTAACCGTAGGATCGATTTTATTTGCTGGAGCTGGTAAAGTTATTTCGCAAGAAAACGCAAACCTTTTTTACGATACCTTTAACCCGAATCATCGATTCATAATCGGTGGTAATTCAACCCTGAGCGGTGAAAGATTAGCAATTACCGGAACCATAAACGTCACAAATGCTATAAATCCCCTTGCATCAGCATATTATCTTGACACGATAATAAATTGCACTGGCAGCATGACTACCACCTTAAGCCATTGGATAAATCCAAGGATTACGATCGCTTCCGGCCAAACCGTAACATCTCATGCAGGGCTTTATGTAAGCGCTGGCACCTATTCCGGATCTGGAACCGTAACTAATGCATTTGGTTTATCTATTCAGTTGCCCGCTGGCGGCACAAAAAAATGGGCAGCTTCAATTGATGGCAGAATGACAATCGGCGCGCCGGTAGCTGGTGATAATAGGGCCCCTGCCGATGGTGTATTGATCAGCGGAAATATAATTAATGATGCTCTGAACGCGTCATCACTCATTGCAACGGATACAAATAAGCAATTCACTAATACGACTTCCGGAATTAGCCCGACCTTCGCCGGCCTCACCATAAGCAATACAGGAAATGTCCAACCTGAAATTAAAAGCACTACTACCGGCTCTGCAAATGCCGCGGATTTATTTTTAACCCGGGGAGATTCGACAAATGGATTTAATCGAATTTTGTATCGAACAGCCAGTACGCTAAGGTGGGGGGTTGGTTCAAGAAGCGGTAGTGAAAACTGGTTAATTCGTGATGAAGTAAATAGCGTCAATATTCTAACTATAGCCGCAGGAGTATCCGGCACAACAGCGAGCGCCCTTTTTGGCGTCGCACAAAATGCTACAACATATTATAGCTTCGCGAACGAAAATAACACTGCTAGCGCCGCGTCAAAACTAGACATTAGAGTTGGTGGCGCAAGTGCGAGCGATCCTTTTCTTGCTTTTGACATTACTGGCGTGGGTGGTTATGCGTTTGGCCTTCGGAATTCCGACAGTGACACTCTATATTTGACATATGGCTCTGCTCCAACATTAGCCAATACCGCATTGCTAAAAATCACCACGGCCGGACTTGTTACTTTTGCCGGAAATATTGGTATCGCTGGCGCGACAGCAAATGGATATTTGCAATTTCCAAGTGATTTGGTGAAAAGAAAGATCGTACTCTATGAAAATGTAAATAATGATTTTCAGTATAGCGGATTCGGCATACAATCAGGAATATTAAAGTATCAGGCTGGTAATACAACGACCGATCACGTCTTCTATGCTGGATTAACCAGTACTACCGAACAAGAGCTTTTCAGGATTGCTGGCAGTGGTATCGCCACTATTACAGCTACGACCGCATCTTCTTCAACCATAACCGGAAGTTTGGTAAACAAAGGCGGATTTGGAAACGCTGGAAAAGCTTTTTTTGGCGACTCAGTGAATATTACTTCAGCAACAGCCGATCCTTTCGTAGTAACATATTCAGGCACGGCAGGCTTAGGAACGCAAATTGCTGGCTTTGGAACTGGAACGGCCGAAAGAATCCAATTTTTTGATGAAATAGTCGCATCAGCTATCGGTGGACAAATTAAATTTAACTCTGGAAATGTCGGGCGAATCGTAGGTGTGGGCAGCTTAGAATTGTGGCCTTCGAGCACAAGAATTTGTCTCCTCACTGTTTCAAGTATGCAAGCTGGCGCCGATAATGCTTACACTCTCGGCGCTTCTGGCGCTAGATGGTCGCAGCTTTGGGCTGGAACAACAACAATTAATACCTCTGATGAAACGACAAAAAACAGCATTGCAGACACCAGATTGGGTTTAGATTTTATTAATAGCTTGAGGCCGCGTGAATTCAAATTCAACGACCATGACATTACCGAAGGAGAAGAAGGAAAAGAAAAAACAAGAACTATTACACATAAGAGAGTACATCACGGCCTAATCGCGCAAGAAGTTAAAAAAGTTCTGGATGAACTTAATATTGATAGCAATGACTTCGCCGGATATGTTGACCCATCTGTAAATGAAGCAGGCGATACTTCGCCTTGCGGCCTTCGTTATTCAGAATTCATTGGCCCTCTAATTGCTGCTGTTCAGCAACTTTCTGCCCAGGTTCAAACTTTACAAAATAGTCAACCAACAATTAATTAAATATGGGAATCAAAAAGAAATATTTCAACGCAACTAAAAATATCGAAATTCCAGAAGCAATAGAAGAGCCGTTTATGCTTTCAATTCGCTTTTCAGAGAAGCAAGCAATTTTAGTTTCTAATATCTCCGCCGCTGGAGATAGCCACCCTTTAGATCAAAGAACGCTTCAAATCTCAGGCTCAGATTTTGAAGAATATTTCGGCGATACTGCAAGAGCTGCAGGACAATACATTAGGGATAAAGTGGTTGATGATGTTAAGCTTGATGAGGCGCCTAAAAAAGGCATTTTCGCAATCTTGAAAGAAAAGTTGTTTTAATAGAAAAAAACTATTAAATCCCTTACTTCGATAGAATTAATCTATCGATTATTTATTAATTAAATTTTAGAAAATATGAAGCTTGATTTAAATTTTTCAATTACAGACTTAAAGGGCAATGAAATAACAAATTCAAAAGCAAGTGATCTTGCTGCTAATGTTTTGGCAGGAAAAACGAAACATTTAACGAATTTGAAAGCATATAGAATAGCTGTTGATTTATCCCAAAATGGATTCACTGAAGTTGATAGAGTGGATTTAGATTTAATGCAAAAAGAACTTAATGAATCAGAATTATTACCAAATTTAATAACTGCTCAAATTCATGAAGCGATTGAAAAAGCCAAAAAAAAATCGGGAGCAGAGAAGGGCGCAGACGAAGTTAATTATTAACAAATAAATCCTCGATTATATGAAATCCGAATATCTGAAAGACAATTCTAATCTGATAATCGAGGATACTAAAGACTCAAAAAAAACAATGAACACTTATATTTCCATCACAATCGGCGCATTCATTGGCCTAATAGGGCTCATATATACCCTCTTTAAAAGTTTAATTAAAACAGAAGCAGCACTCAACAAATCGGAAATAAAAGTCGAAATGGCAAACATGGCCAGCGATATAAAATTAATGGGCAAGGATATTGCCAATATATATGAAATTTTAAAGAGGGTATATGATAAAAAAAATTAAGCATAAAGATCACTGCGAACAACCAAAATCCTGGATTGATCAACTTTTTTCTTTTGGCCGCTATTTATTCAGAAATAAATGGTATGGCCTAGTTTTATGTATTGGTATTGCTGGCACAATGATCGCGATCGGTATCAATACGAGTTTATCAACCTGTATCAATAATTTAGTTAATAAATAATCAATCATGGAAATTATCAGCGCTTTATTCACCAAAATGAACTTTTTAGGCATAGGTTTGGCTGCTTTTGTAGCTGTAATCACACTTATTTTAACTTGGTTGAGCGGATCAAAAACCGCGCAAAATTCAAAATTGGAGGAGGAATTAGATGATATTAGAAATGACCGGAAAATTGACAGCTATGTTGATAGTATGTCTCGTAGTGAGCTCGTTGATAAGCTGCGCCAGTTCGAGAGAAAAGAGTAATTATTGTGTGACGGAAGAATTAACCATTTTTGAACCAAAGCAGAATTTTGCGGATTTAGAAAAAGATACTTTGAGAGCGATGCTATCAGATAATATCAGATATTGCTGCAAATGCGCAAATTATCATCCAGTTTGTAAAAAGGCTGCAATTAAAAAAATGTGTAAACAAGTTAAATAATGAGCCTAGAAAAATTACAAAGAAAAAACTTCAAACCGATAGACTTTTTCACATCAGAAGTTGCAAAGAAAAACAAGATCAACAACTTCACTGATAACCAAACTATCATTGATAGCCTTAGCGTTGTGGCTGATAAAATACAAGAAGTTAGAGATTTATTAGATTTTTCAATTATAATTTCGTCTGCATATAGAAACCCGCAAGTCAATGATTTGGTGAAAGGCAAAAAATATAGCCAACATTTATACGGTCAAGCCATTGATTTTATTTGTCCTAGCTTTGGAACTCCTAAAAAAATAGTATTATATTTACAAGAAAAAAATATTGAAGTTGATCAATGCTTAATTGAAAAAAGCTGGGTTCATTTATCTATCAAAAAACGTGGAAATAGAAAACAATTTGGTTCTTATATTAAGGGAACATTTAAGATTTTAACTAAATCACCTCAATAGTGATACTATACTTTTCTTATTAATTACTTTTAATGTTTTATGACTCAATTCAAAGAAGTTTGTCGAAGAATAATTTTAAAGTTTTGCAAAAATTACAATCACGATTTAACTGAGGCCAGGAAATTTATGCTCAAGAAAAATGAAAGATAACAATCCAATCACAAAAACAGACGGTCAAATTACAATCGATACGATAAAGGCTCAGACTTTAATCGATAAGTTCTTAAAGAAGTTCAGGGCAATATTTGAAAAAACAATAAATAGCGTTAGAATTCCAACTCTAGTTGATTTTTTCATCAAGCACCCGAATGACATAGATGCTGCAATAAATGATGCCCCTCCTGCGGCCGGCAATTGGAAAAGATTGATGCTTGGCACTTTTTGGATCGTTTTTGTCCCTTTGATTGTTGTTGTAATATTATTCATCGTAACGAAAGCAATATCTATCTTGCTTTATTTGGTTGGGATGGTTGTTCTGCTTGGCTTTGCTTACTATTTAATTAAAAAGATGAAGGCGCCTAAACCCGATGTTAATGAAATTGCTAAAATTGAGTAATATGAATCGTTTTTCATAACTCATGATCGCTTTTCATGAAACGGCAATCAAATGTTCGAAAATTTTAGCGTTAAATTTTCGAACATTTAGAATCCAAAGATTGATAATACCAAGTCTGTAAAAATCCCATAGGAGCGAATTTTTTATTTAGTTTTCTCATTTGCCATAACCAAATAATTCTACCACTCCTACCATTGCAATCAGTGAATGGGTGAAGAGCTTCATATTCTTTATGTGCCAAGAATGGATTTTTAGTATAATCAGATATTGGATCCCCATTTATGCAATCTAAGAAATCCTCAAGCATCTTTTTTATTTCTGGCCCTCCCTTTGGTGGCAGATGATTTCCAACCATAACATTCAGGCCTTTTTTATCTCTCAAAACAGCATTTGGCTGATAAACCGAAACGAATCTTATAATTTCACCAATATCAATATCCTCTAACTCAATAAAGCGCCAAGCCTCCTCGATTTCCTCCGAGGTTGGACCACGGTGGATATTTTCAATTGTGTTGCTTTCTTTGATGAAATTAATCATCCATTCTTTAAATGTCATATTTATTACATAATTACTATGCTACCGCCACAAATGTCGGTAGCATAAGGTGGAGCCTTGATTTGTAAGGCTTCATTACTCGCTTTGCAACTAAAAACTGCTCCCAACCCTTCAAAACCAGGGTTTTTCCCGACGTCGGGCAAAACCTAATTGACAATTTCCTAACTTAATTATAATATTACTTTCAAGAATTGCCCTCAGGCACAAGCCACCCTCCAAGGGTGGAGTAATTTTAAATGATTTTTTTATGTCAGCTATCACTTTCGACACTTTAAAATTTGCCAAAAGGCTTCAAGAAGCCGGAATGCAGAAAGAACAAGCTGAAGAGCTTGCTGAAGCTATTAAAGAAGTTCAAAGTGACTCTGCTAATACGGCAGCAACTAAACAAGATTTGCAAATCCTAGAGCAAAAACTTACGATTAAATTAGGAAGCTTTATCGCTATTGGTATTGGTATTATCGCTGCTTTGATTAAGCTTTAATAATCACCTCATATTTATTGAAAAAATCTTCTTCATTCTCGGTCGCTTGCCACTCTGCCCACATTTCTACATAATCAGGAAAGCCCATCATTAACCGATAATAATTATGGCTTGTGCTTTGAGCTTTAGAAATTAATTCAAATATTCTTTGATCAAAACTATCGCCATCATTATGCCACATTAAAGCTTTTGCTAATTTCCTTTTATCTTTTTTGTTAACAGTCTCTTCCAATTTTTCTAATTTTGAATGAGCTGGCATGGCATTAAAAATTATTTGATTAAAATTTCTTATCTCATTAATAGTGTTTTGAAAATCGTCTGACATATTTCTCTTGTTTTTAAATCATTAATAAATAAAGTGGTTAAATCACACGCTTCTTAATGAGGTGCGCCGCTCCTTCATTGCTTTTGCATAAGGCCGGCATAACATTTACAGCAGCAGTTTCAACACTCTATAAACCTGGAAAGGCTTTAGTCCTCCACCTTTTGGTGCCACAAATCCAAGGCTGTTTAACTCCCTGGTTATCGCGCAAATAGGCAAATTCTTACTTTTGAGATGCAATGCAGCTTTTATTAACCTTTCATTAACTGTTAAGGCTTTAGATCTTTTTGAAGCTCTAATTTTTTCAGAAATTGAGGGATGGCGTTTATAGCCTTTTTTTCTTCCAACTTTCTTTCCTTTGGCGATAGCAACCGCCATTCCTTCCTTAGTTCGCTGACTAATTATTTCTCTTTCATGTTGGGCCATTGTAGCAAAAATACCAAGTGTTAAAGTGTTTAAATCTGGCAAATTGCAACAAGCAATATCGACGCCGGATTCTCTAATTTGGAATAAAAATACCACATTTCTTGATAGCCTGTCAAGCTTGGCAATTAATAGTGTGGCTCTTTCTTTTTTGCAATGTTCTAAAGCATTTTGTAAGCCAGCCCTTTCGTTTAATTTTCCAGAAAGTTTATCCTCATAGTAAGCCAGTAATTCGCCTTTGTTCTTGATATAATTATTGATTATAGATAACTGAGCATCAAGGCCGTAGTTTTGTTTATCGGTGGAAACGCGAATGTAGCCGATGAATTTTTTCATGTTTAGTCAGCGACTAATCCGTTTCTGCTAATTCCCATATCAGCAATTGGTTAATTTCATAGATTTTAATTCTTGTCTTTTTAATATCCTGATTCATTATTTCAATAATTCTATCTTGCAAATGAGGGGATATCTTTTCTCTTTTTACTTCCAGTCTTATTTTCTCTAAGGTATCTTCTTTTTCTTCTAAATATTTTATAACTTTCAGAGCGGCAGCTTTTAATATTTCATTCCAATCATTTTCAGAAGCGTAGGTTTCTTGATATTGATATAACTTAATTTCGGCCACCGTTTCTTCTTTGTCTTTATCCCATAATTTGAAATCACCAAAGGGTGAGTTTTTTTCGAGCCCAATTTCTAACATTTGGAGTTTTCTTTCTGCAATCATTAAATCACTTTTTAATTTATCTCTTTTTAAATCCTGTATTTGCTCTTCAGTCATAAAATTCCTTTTTATTTGGTTAGTTTTACATTTCATAAACGCCCCTTTATAATATGAACTAAAATTTAAGGAAGTCAATAGCTATATGCACTTAATATTTTCTTTATTCCAAATATACAACACGGATGCATAAGAAACCTTATGTAAAATAGGATTACTTTTTTTTGTATATTAATTAGTATAAGATGTTGTTAGGCGTCATCAAAACTTCTGATTTGTTTTAGCAAATCATCATTTTCATCTTCTAACTGATCTATTCTGCGCTCCATTTCATTTCTTTCTTCACAAAATTTTTTCAAATCTCTTGCATCACATCTTCTGATTTCGACAATATCGGATACCTCATCCCAAACTTCTTCCTTTCCTTTATCGTAATTATTGCTTTTTCTTAATTCCTCATTAATTTTTCTAACCCTTTCCAGCTCTTCTTTGATTTGAGAAATAATATCTTCCTGCTTACTGCAAAGTTCTAAAATATTGTCAATATGTGGACAAGAATTGTGAATCTCACCATTTTTCTTAAAAACATTAATTTCTTTTGTCATATTATTAGTAGTAAGATGTTGTTATAAAATAAATCCTAATAACTCCGCTATTCTCAGTTGCACTTCCTCGGATTGTTCTCCTAAATTTAATTTATCAATATTCCATCTTAATTCAGTAACTTGCATTTTTGTTAATTTAGAATTTTTAGGTAATAAAGGCTTGGATAGTTTATGTACAATATTCATCATTTGATCATGATTGCCAATTAAGTTATATATTTGCAAAGGTTTATATATTTTATAAGACTCATCATATTTTAGAAATGTCCCATTTCCAGTTACAGCATAGATTGATCCTAGGGCTTTCATAATCATTCTTAAATCCGGCATTCCTAAACAATTAAGGTAATCCGCGTCTGTAAAATTTAATTCTTCTGCATTCTTACGATATTTATCGGAGCAGCATTTTGTAGCAACAAATTCTTGTATTTCTCTTAAATTCGCCATATTATTAGTAGTAAGATGTTGTTAAAGTTTTCTGCGGAAATAATGCCAACAACCTCTTTCAGTTGGTTTTTCAATAAAAATCTGCAAAGCTGGAATTTCCCATCCATCTCTCTTTTCGTGAATTTTTAGGCTATTCCATTTTCATTTCCTTCTCACTCACACTTCCTCCTTTGGCATAAAAAATTGTTTGTTGTCAAAAATATACTCCGATTCTAGCGCCACATAAAGCTTTTCTTCAATATATTTATGAAAATTTTTGAGTATATCTTCTTGATTTACTGCATATCTTCCCCAACGCTTATCCAATCCATCAATTTTGATGTCAAACTCTCTTATCATGTAGAGCGCCTTTACCGGACAATCAAAATATAGTTTTTTAGTTTTATTCTCACTCATACTAATTCATTTTCATAAATGTTAACCAATGCGTATTTGAATTCTTACCGGATTTGTGGCCAAGCAATGGTTTTAATCCAATTACATTCAAAATCTCACTGACCTTAATCTGAGTTTCATTCCATTTGAAAATTAATATTCCAAACGGCTCTAAAACTCTCATACACTCCTTAAATCCCTGCTCAATATCTTCTTTCCAATTCGGTTGAAGGGTTCCATATTTTTTGGCCATGTAGCTATCTTTTCCGGCCGATTTTAAATGCGGTGGATCAAACACTACCAATTTGAAAGAATTATCTTTGAAATCCATTTTTCTAAAATCCATCTCAACATCCGGCGTAATTTTCAATTCTCGGCCGTCGCATAAAATATGTTCTTCCCTGCGAATATCTGCAAATAAAACATTAGGGTTGTTTTTATCGAACCAGAACATTTTGCTTCCGCAACAGGCATCTAAAATTGGTTTGCTCATATTAATTTATTTTCTCTTATCTTTAGCTAATTTTAATATGATTCTGTTATAATCATGAACTCGCTGAATCACCTTCGTTTGTAAATTATAAAGATACCAATCTTCCTTATATGAGCTAGGCAAACCATCATATTTAAACCTCTCATCACAATAAAAAAGTATATAAATTTCATCTTCAAATCTTATGCAACTACCGCTTTTTATGCCATTAAGTTCCTTGTTATGATCCTTGAAAATCTCATAAAAGATTTTTCTCATATCTTCCTCTCAACTTTTAGATCCGCTTCTGAGCAAACAACTCTAACAAATTCTTCATCAACTTTGATGCAGAAAATTAAATCTAGCCAACCATCAGGTCGCTTTCTGTCAACTGAATAAAGATATTCACCGACCAATCTTTTTCCTTCATGATTAAAAGAAACCACATCACCCTTTTCTTGATATTTACTCATCTTTGGCAGCAGTTACTTTAATTTCTATAATTTTTCCCAGTATTGATATATGATGAGTCCAGCTCATATTTTCTTTTTCTCCGTCTCTATAAATATCTTCTAACTCAATTGATAAATCAGATAGAATTTTAAGTAATTTTTTGTTTTTCATATTGATTTATTTTTGTTCCGAGTTATTTCTTACGCTGAAAAATTTTATCACCAAAAAACCATTCAACTATAAATCCGATAGCAAAGAGTGAAACCCAAAGCTGCCAATCATCTAAATCATAACCAAAATATTGGAGAATAGTGTATGAAATCATACCTAAAATTAACAAGAAGATTGAGCGTAATATTATCATATTGATTTATTTTCCTCCCAAACCCTAATTGACAAGTTGCCATTATCAAATGCAATAGCCTCATCCACAGGAATGACTTCTAAATCCGGCAATTCATCTCCTGGCAAACATTTTACAAGCCATATAGCCCTTAGAATTGTTTTTTCGCTAGGCGGGTTTGCACCATAAGAATCCCAGTTCTTTTTTAGATTTCTAAAAGATTTAATTTTCTCAATAAGGTCTAGTTTATTCATATTGATTTATTTTCGTTCTGGGGTGTCATTAAAAATTATCCTTAAAAATTTTATCCAAAATATTTAAAAACTTTAACTTTGGAATTGTTGTTCCTTCCCCTTTTGGATTTTCTATCCACATATTCCAGCCGTCATATTCTTTAATCACGAAGCCCTCGAACTCAAATAAAGGCCCTTGTTCGCTGATAGAGGTGACACTTCTGCGATGTCCGTAGCCATCATTTTCAAAACTAGGTTGCATTTCAATTTTGTAATTTTGCTTTGCAACGCTCAAGTTAATCTCACCAAGTTCAACAGTTCTACCTAAGATTTTTGCTGTTGTTTTGGTGAATCCTTTTTCTTTATTCATCCTCCACCTCCAATTTTAAAACTTTCTCCCAAAGCGTTAGATGGATTTAATTCCAATTATATCGCTCACCTTCTCGTAAATATTGCCTATAACCTTGGGTATATTCAGCGTTGTCTATTTTTTTCCAGTTACTTACAAATTCCTCGATACATTGCTGAAAGTTTGAAAAATCATATTTGATAGTAGGTTGATGATGGCCGTAATAATATCTCTCGACTAATTTATGAGAACCGCCAATTTGAATTCCTCCTGCGGAAACATCTGTAAAACTTATCGATTCAAAATTTGGATAATCTTTGAGTTGCTCATTAATAGCGCTCTCGATGAATATGAATTTTTCCAGATTTTCAATTAAAAATTTTGGCTTAAGAAAAGGCTTTTTTCTGAAAGTTTCTAAATAAAGCCTTCTCATAAAGGCCATTCTTGCTACTGCATCTGGCTGATTTTCAAATAAATCTTCTTTGCTATATCCCTGTGCCCATGTCTCCAAATCTCCATCCGCATTAAAGAATTTGATCCATCCTCGATCTAAACAAGCAATACATTCTTTAATTACAAATTTTGATGGGTCTGCGTAATAGAATTTTTTATCAGAGAAAATAAGAGGAGTTTCTACCACCTCTTCTTTCTTAACTTCTTCTACAAAATGCTCTTCACAATTTTGATCTCCGCATTCTCCGCATTTATTCATGCAATAGGTGCATGGCGGATTGATGTGACAAGAACATGATTCTTCTGACATTTTTACTCCGTTTTTTTGTTAATATTTGATTTACCGCTTTCCTGATTTTCGGTAGATGGCTTTCCTTTTAAACAATATGGGCAGTAATAAACTCCACCTTCTAATTCTGGCACAAAGTTTTCGGGCCACTGATGCCTTCTTTTTTTCTAATCTAATTATTTCCATGATACCTAGTTAATTATTGTTATCATTTCGCTTTCACCTCTATATAATCCTTAATAAATTCGTCAAAGTCTTCCATTCTCATTTCTTTATCATCACATTCATTAATTGCATTACCAAAAATAACATAATAATAGTCTTTGGAATGACCTAATCGCTTCGGATATTTTCCCCGCGCATCTATAAAATAGCCTCTGTGCGTAGCTTTTTTGGATTTGCTTGATTTTAGGCGGTAGTATTTGATGTAGTTACTCATAATGATTGCCAATTATATTTTAGACATTTGATACATTGATTAATATTCTTAGAATGAGCACAAAGCGTATTAATTCTGCGCCACTCATGCCAACAAAATAATCGCTTGAGAAAAGCTTTAAGATTTTTCATACAAACTTTGAAATTATTGCCATGATTGTTATTGGAATCATTATTAAATAAACTATTTTCTTATTAGAGATCATAATTTTATCTTCTATCTGATTTATTTTATCTTTGTCTTCTAAGCCTCCATACACCCAAAGTTGTTGTATAGAACAAATCAAGAACAAAACCCAAACCCCCAAAACTACGTTAAATATCATTTTGCTTCTGCGATTTATTTGTTACTTCATAAGCTATTCGCCAAATAGTTTCGTGGCTTGGATTTTCATTATCGACGGCTAATTGAATTTCCATTAATGCCTCTGTGGCAATCTCCAATTTCTCTTTCAGCTTCTGGTTTTCTTCTCTAATAGAATCAGCACCCATCAACAAACCCTTACTATATACCTTTAATAATTCAATATCGTTCTGTAAAGATTTGATGATTTCAAGCGCTTTCCGTGCTGCATAAATTTTACCATCTTCATAGGCTTGTTTGGGAGTTATAAAAGGCCCTCTCACATGACTGTCATGTTTCTCTTGGATAGTGTGGGTAGTAGCCCATCTTTCCAGCTCCGCTATTTTCTCTTCAATGCTCATTCTTTTATTTCCTCGTACATTTTTTTAAATTTTCTATCCGTCATACCTGTTATAGGCCCTACGCCACCTTTTATGTACCAATGTGTAATGCTAGTGCAGCTAAATATACCTCGATTGTAAGAATCTAAGCCTTCTTTTATTTGCGTTCTTAGGTTTACATCCGCGGGCTTTTGAATAGCCTCCACAACCTCAGCCGGATTATTTCGGTTTCGGTATTTCTTAAACTCGCTCATACTCTAAAACTCCTCTGTTCTCCGCATTTAACGCATTGGCAAACTGATTCTCTTCTTTTGATATAACCATGATCAAACTTTACCAAATACTGATAATCACCATAACTTTCTACCCTAATCTCAGCCCACTTATGTTTGCAAGAAGGTGCTTTAAAAAGTCTGAAAATCAAATATAAATATTTCATTTATAGATTCTGCTTAAAGTTGTTACACCATGTTACACCATCTGTCATCAGAAAAACGCGATTATAAATAGGTTTATTATAGATATAAAGATTACATGCCAATTTATCTCTTTCTAATTTTTCCTCTTTTTCTTCGGATAAAAGTATTACCTCTCTACGTTTTTCTTTCTCGACCCAATAATCTTCCAATTCTTCATCAATCTTTTTTCTATTTTTCATCAATATTTCATTTTTAAGCTTGGGAAATAGCCAATGAAATAGATTTATGATGACTAATGCTGAAGGTATATTAATTAACCAATATTGCCAAGTGCCAAAATTATATCCCAACATTATTGAAATTAGAGCGAATGAACCTCCAACCATAAAATTCATAGCGTGATATTTCATATTTTCCTTAATTAGTTAATAATCCTTTTTATATCTCTTGTTATATTCCAAAAGTTTCTGCCTATTCCTTCTATAATAATCCCTCTGCCACTCTTTTAATTGCTCTCCTCTTCTGGTAAGCATATCCTCTTTTCTGCATTTCGCATTGCAAAATTTTTGATGCGGATGGAATCTGCTTTTAATAAATTCAGTTTGGCAGTGTAGGCAATTCATTTGGTTAATAAAATCTCTTCTTTCTCTAAGACTTTCAAAGCTTGGTCAATGCTGTAAACGACATAATAACAGCTATTTATCGAATTTCTGAACCTGGCTTCAAAATCCCTTTGGCTTTCTGATTGACAACCTTTTGCTGTACTTGTTTTGGGTTTTTTAAATTCTAGGTAAATATAATAATCTATATCTATATTTGGTTCGTTGCCATTTGGCATATAAAGTATCTTGCCATTTATAGTAACACCTGGCATTGCCTTTCTTTTGATAAAATGATAATCCGGCTGCCCTGGTTTTAATCCTTTTGCCTTTAAAAGACTTCCGGTTGATAAGGTCCTTCTTTCTCCTGATCCACTATAACTCCAAAATACACAATCAAGCCTATTTAATGCTTCATATTTTCGCATTAAAGCGCCAAACTGTTTGTGGATTTCGCCTTCAAAGCCTATGCCAATTTTTTTTCTAGGTTTATACTGTTTCATTAAAAAGGGCAGTCCTCATCGCCAAGATTATTGTTAAAATTATTCTCTGGCTCTTTCGGCTCTGAAAAAGCTCTTGCAGGCTCAGCTTGTTTGCTATCTATCAACAAAATCTTCCCATCAAAATCTAAAATGATTTCAGTAATATAATGCTTAACTCCATTTTTTTCGTAGCTACGAGTCTTGATTTTGCCTTCTACATATAATTTAGAGCCCTTTTTAATGTAATTCCGGCACAAATTAATTAAATTTGGCTGATAGATTACTATTTTGAACCAATCTGTAATTTCTTTTTTCTCGCCAGTTTTTTTATCCTTCCATGATTCGGAGGTTGCTAGACTTAGTAAAGCTATCTCTCTGCCATCTCCTGTTGATTTTATCTCTGGATCTTGGCCAACATTCCCGATCAAACTGGCACGATTCAACATTATCTTTTCCTCTTAATCAAATTAATAAAATTCGTTATCATTTCTTGTGTAATCGTTATCCTTCTGATCTCCGGCGGCTTTTCTTCCTTTTTTTCTTTCTTTTCTTCTATATATCCGTTGGATGGCTTGTTTTGGTTCCACCAACCCCAAGCTTTAGCAATGCCAAACATATCAGATTCAAGCTGGCCGCTTATTTAATTTCTCCAAAAACTCATCGCATAAATCTAAAGCAATTTTACTAAAGTGATTAGTTTCTGGCGTATCACCTTCTCTTATTTGCCAAAAAAGCTGCTCACCTGGATTATGTAAGCCTTTTTCATAATAAGGGATACAACTTGCAGCTTTATCATTGCCAAGGCTTCCAATTAAACAGCAACATTTGCCAGCATATTGCGTTCCATCAATTTTACCTTCAACTATTTTTTGTCTTAGGGCTGGCACTTCTTGAGGTAAATATTGAAAAACATTTAAAACATCTCGCTTACAATTATTTAGCCAAAAATTTGGAATATTTTTAGCGCCCTCCAAGTTAGCGCCCTCCAAGTTAGCACCCTCCAAGTTAGCACCCTCCAAGTTAGCGCCCTTCAAGTCAGCGCCCTTCAAGTTAGCGCCCTCCAAGTTAGCACCCTCCAAGTTAGCGCCCTTCAAGTTAGCACCCTCCAAGTTAGCACCCTCCAAGTTAGCACCCTGTTCAACAGCTTTTTCCATCAATTCATAAAGACTTAACTTTTCGTCTTCAATTATTACATTTCCAGTGAATCTATTTGTTATTTTTGTCATAAAATTTAAGTTAAGTTAATCCAATCCTCTAAATCTAGTTGTTTTGGGTCTTTAGTCATAATAATTTAACAATTCTTTTAAATCTCTATCCTCAATCTGGCAACCATTAATTAAGTTTTCGGCCCCAAAAACAAGAATAATTTTAATTAAAATTTCCATTTGCTCTCTGCTACAATCACTTTTGTTTGCAATTGATCCAGGGATTGCTTGCCCTTCAATTTCTGTGCAATGACCGGATTGAATTTTCATCCAATTACTTACTTGCTCATTTGTGAAATGATTGCCTTTATCATTCATCCAATCAGTTACAGACCTAATCAGGACCCAATAAGCACGCAATTGATTTCCACTGCGCTTTTTCTTTAACTCTCTTATCTCAACTTCAAAATCTTTCAGATGCTGTTTCTTGGCATCGAAAACAGCTCTGTTAAGCAAATTGGTTTGGGTTTCCCAATTTTTATTCCGATCTATTTGTTTGAAGATAAAATTTGTGCTCATTTACTCACCCAATTAGTTAAAAACAAATCCTCAGCAGGCTTATCAAAAGATAAGTAATCTCTGAATTCAGCTATACGGCTTCTTATCTCGTTTTCGATATCGCCATTAGCTTTATAATCTTCTCTCCACCATTCCTTGCCATCACTGATTAAATATGCAAAATCTGCAAGTTCAGTGCAATACATATAGATTAAATGCTGCACTGAGTTTTGAAATTTGCCGATATCATAATTACCGGTAAACTTAATATCATAAATAAAGTTTTCCTTAATAACGTCACATTTTCCATAAAGCAAATATTCAGTATCAGCAATAACCATAGGTTTAGAAACTGTTGCTTGCCAAACTCCACCCTTGACGATATCACCAATTTGAGTTGTTATGATATCCTCTTTATCTGAAACACCTTCGCAATAAGATCTGATATCTTCCTCAAATCTAATACCTTTCAGCATCGCTTCATTTGGCTCAAACCGCTCTCTGCTTAAGGTCTTTAAAAAATCCTCTCTCTTACCATATTCGGACATATAGTAAGCGAAAGAATTCAAAAGCGTTGGCGTGATTAGGTAATTTCTCATATATTATGCTTGTAAATATTCTAATGGTTGAACTTCTTCTATTTTTAAACTTGGATCGTGAAATTCTTTTTTCTTCTTATCAAATACGAATCCAAGCTCTTTGACCCTATCAGTTAATTTGACCTGCTCATATTCATAGCTGGACCACACTCTTTGCAATTTTTGATAATCTGATTTGTAATAAAAATTAACTTCTTCCAAAGTGTTTAAAGTCTCAATTCTATCATTAATTATAATCTTCAAGCTCTCAAACTTGCCGGCTAAGTCGGTTTGTTCTTTGATTCTTCTTTTGCTGGCTTCAAAAATATTTTTAATTAAAAAATCGTTTTCACCTTTGATTTGGGAAACTTCAATTGACCCTTCCAATCCGATTGAATTTTTGGCGTAATATTGATCTGTTGGGGAAAAATCAATTACTCTTTTGTTTCCAGCCATTGACATATAGCCCATAAAATCTAATTTTTTGACAATATCTTTTCTAGCAGAACCAGCGCAATCTGGGCGCTTCTTGGTATTATCGCCGTCTTTTTCTTCGGTTTCATGAGCAACAAAAATGAGGGATTTATTTTTACTGCTTAAAAGTCTCATTAAACTTAAAAACTGCCCTTTTACTGCTCCCCAACCTTTCTGTGAGAGCTGACCATCTCCTTGTCTTGTTTTTGGATTTAATTCAGCAACATAATCAGAAACCTTATCAATCAATTCTCCAAGAGTATCAACAATGATTGTGTTGTAATCTTGGATTTCCTCACTGTTTAATAGCTCCAATACTTGCTTATAATTTTCAACTTGCAAGCTATCTCTACGATAAGCTGGTGCTACTCTGTGAAGTCCTTTATCAAAGTCAATTAATAGAGGGTTGGATGCTGAAAGTGCTAAAGTGGTTTTTCCTATACCAGGCTGGCCATAAATTAATCCTTTTAACACTAGATTAGATTTTAGTTCTGATGGTTTTGTTATTAGACTCATATTCGTTACAAAATGATTTGTTAATAAAAGGTAAAATTAAACTTTGTTATAAACTCCATCAGAATAATCATCTTCCGGATATCCTCTATATTCTAACTGAACTTCTTCGTTCCTTTTTAAGTAAAATCTTTTATCACTATCAATATCAGTTATTAAATTTTCTATATCTTCAATTTGGTTAATGTCTTTAATTTCACTTTTATATTTCATTAAATATTCTGTATCTTCTTTTGATAGATTACATTCTTCTATTTCAGCAAGGAGTTCGTTTGCTGTTTCTTTTAGTGTTTTTAATATCCCCTTTTTTGTTCCGATATATGGAAGTTTATTTAATATAATCATATATACCTTAGTAATTATTTGAGTTACCTAAATGATAATATATATGATTATATTTCTATATTTCTAGAAAGTCAACAGTTAAATTAATCTTTTTTTATTTTTTTGCAGAATCTTGTAATTGTCTTTTCCAGATAGGCCAGCCAATAGCAATAACTTCATTTAAGATTTCCTTTTTAGTAGTAAGATCTTTTAAATCATTATCTACGAGATATTCAACTGCATTGTCAATATCAGCATCTATATCAAAACCAATTCTTTTATATTTCTTTACAGTTTGATTTAACTTCTCGACCACGGATGATTGGGTTTTAGTTTTTCTTGATTCTATTGGTAAAAAAGGCTGTACCTCAACTTCTTCTTGTGTCGAGGTCCCTTCTTGTATTTCATTTAATTTTTGTTCAACGCTTTTATTTCTAATAGAAAATGCTTTTCTAGTCATAAAAAATTTCCTGATAAAGTTGTTCTGATTCCTGAATGGCCGATTTAACCGATTTAGTTGTAGGTTTTATAATGTCAAAAATTGTCCTCCCATCATCGTGCACTTCCTGGTAGCACAATCTATTCCAAATATAGGATTTGGAAATTGTAAAGTAATTTAGTGAAAATTCAGCATTGAGTAAGCATTTTAATTGCTTTTTACTCATCACGCGGCTTGGCACTATTAAAGCCGGAACATTATCACTTTTCAAAGAAATTAGCTTTTGCTCTATCTGGTCAATCGTGTCTGTATCCAAGCGAGTAGGCTGAATAGGCATAATAATTTTATCTGCCACCTTGACGGCTAATTTTATAGCTCTCGTTCTTTCTTTTTCCTCCATATCTCCAATAGCTTTGCCAAACTCAATGATGATGACTTTGTACTTTTTGCTTATACTTAAAATATTCTTTTCCAAGTATTTAGAAGACATATTCAAAACATTTAATTCTGGCATAATACCATTTTCTTTTCTAAGTGCAGCTATTTTAGCAGAACTATACTGGTCATTGTCACAATCAATCAGTGCAGCAGATGGCTCATCATTTAACACTCTACGCAGCAGATTTAAACCATTTGTAGTCTTTCCTACACCACCCTTATCAGCAATAACGGCTACAACAAAATTTCCCATGCTTTATTTTGTCTTTTGTTCTAATTGTTTTTCAAGAACTTCGGCTCCAAGAATAATACAATCATCGGCAATTTCTTGCTTTTGTACTTCACTGTAATCCCCTTTGCTTCTTTTGATTTCGGTTACTTTGGAAACCAACCCCGAAATTGCATCAATTGCCGTTTCTGTAAGTCGCATAGTTACTGCATGTCTCTTTGCTTTCGCTTTTTTCATTTGGCAATATAGAAATTTATAAATAAAATAACATATAAATTTAGAAATATATATTTCTAAAAGTCAATAAAATAATTCCAATGTATTTTTAGATGGTCAAAAATTGTGACTACTTGCCTTCAGACCTTTATTTACAAAGCTTGGCTTATGTAACTGTAATGTAACCGATTTAGAAAATACGATAGCTGGCTTTTCAACTAAAACATGAATCAACCAGGAAACCAAAACCATAATTGAAAATATAAAGGTCCTTTCAATCAAACTAAAATCATCAAGTTTTAATCCAAGATAGTGAATTAGATAAAGCGGAAAAGATATATCAGCAAAAAAATTAACAACGCGGTTACTTTTAAAGTTTTTAGTCAATAATCCCAAGCATAACAAATAGCCAATAATAAAATTGCCACTCTGAAGCAATCTTAAATCCGAAGTTGTAAAGTTAAAAAACATCAAAACTCCAAATAACATCACAAAAATATTCAGCGAATACCAATCCTCATAAGCTAACTGATTCTTTTCTTTTAAATAAAACAGCACCCCAAGCGAAATAAACATAATACCGCCCATATCAGTTGCTATCGGCACTTGCTGACCTGTTCTCAAGCACAAAAGACAATAAGAAACAAAAACCAAACCATAAAACAAACTTAAGAATTTCTTAACATTGCCGCCAGAAAAATAGAAGGCTAGGGCGGCCAAGATATAGAATTTTGCTTCAATGAATAATGTCCACTGAACTGTTAAAAAATAACATTTATTGAAAATATCTGACACTAAAAGCAATTGAGCTAATGCGGTTGCTCTACCAAAGCCCGGACATCCAGAATTGTGCGTTGCTAAACTGATGCCCATAGCAATTAAGCTAACAAAACAAAAAACCGGGTAAATCCTCAAAAATCTATGAATAACAAATGATCTCAATTCGTGGCTATTCAGAGACTTCATGATTAAATATCCGCTGATGAAAAAGAACATTCCAACACCGATTTGACCTAATGCGATGAAATTTGAGCCTAAAAATTCATTTTGTTTTTTGGTGATAAAAATGTGGGCGATGCAAACTAATATGCAAGCTGTGGCCCTAATCAATTGAAAAATGTAAATCTGATTAGAATTTTTCATCTTTCAGCAAAATTAGGGTTAAAATTGTTGTTATCACTCCGAGAAGAAAGCCGATTATTAACATAGTTTAATTATTTAAAGAAAGTTCTATATTATGTTTTTCTAAAATGTCAGAGTATTTAGACTTTAATTTATCTGCGATTTCAGAATTACATTCAACCAAATAGCGGTTACCAATAACATATTTAAAATTTAAATCCTTAAAATCATCCCAGTTATATTTTTCCGGGAATTGCTTAAATTCAAAACTATTTTTTATTTTTACTGCCAATCCTTTAATCGCAGCCTTTTGATCATTATCAACCTTCCGCGCAGTTTCTCTATTTTCTTTTTTTATGCTGTATTCATCATAAAATCTTTTACCATTTAGCCAAGTTGTCGGAAGCGCTACGAAATCCCAATCGGAATTCTTGGTAATCTGTTCTGCTATGTGTGAGTTATAATTCTTTAATCCATTGATAATCAAATCAAAAACTTCTGGATTTTCGCTCATTAGTTTAATAAACGCCTTTCTAGCATTTTCTTTCGCTTGTTTTTTTGGGTATAAAACCCAAAACTTTTCAAACTGACTTTGTAGATATTCTGGATCCACCTTTTTACTGGCTTTGCCTTCTTTTTTTCCAACTGAACTTCCTACTTCGCTAGTGTCAGAGTCCTTTTCTTCTTCTTGATCCTTATTATTATTGCCCTCGATTCCTTTCTTCTCGTTGATAGTAAAAATTATCTCCAATACTTTCTTGCCCTTTTTCTTTCCATCCACATAACTAACTTGTAAATCAGTTTTGCCGTTAATATCGACTTCTGCCTTACTTAAAACATTCACTTTTAAATCATAGAGGCGAGGGTATTCGCTTGGTTTGATGCCTAGCATCTCCCTTAATGTATCAATCTCAAATGTCCTCTTCCCAAACTTTAAATACTGCTTTAAAAGCATATAGATTCTAATTGAATATACGCTCCGTAGATTTACTAAATGCTTATTTTCAAGAAATGTATATTGCTCTTTGAGATGTAGCAGATAAGGCTTTAACTTAGGATCGAAGCATAGAGCAACATAAGATTTGCCTTCTGGGAACTCAGCGGAGGAAATCCAATTTAGATATAAGGTTTTTTGCTCGTCTTTGATTATGATGGCCTTCTCGATTAAGGATTTTGCCGCTTTTTTTACATTGGCAATTATCGAATCTCCCTTGATTCCAAAGAAGCCGGCAAACTCTCTAATATCAATTTTATATTCTTTGAAATCTGCATCATTTGGAGTTACCATTGCCACCATTGTTAATACAAGCCTCTGCTCAGGTAGAGTCAATTGGTATCTAGCCTCAATCAATTTATTTGAGTGAGCAAATCTATCTATTTTATCCTTTTTAAATTCTACCAATTCCATAATTTTTTGATTAGTTTTCAATATTAGTTTTTGATATATGTTATTAGAATTGACGAAGATTATTAATCAACATGTTTTATAAAAAACCTCGTCTATTGTTTTATTTTATTTCATTCCTTTTTCCTCGTCGATAAACCCCATTCCTTTTTCCTCGTTGTTACATAAAGTCTTTTAAGTCTTTAAGAAGTCTTTTAAGTCTTTCTATCTGCTCAAAGCCTTGATATTACTAGTTCCAATCGTATCAAAAACGAGGAAAAAGGCATACATCAACGAGGATTTAGGCATCGATTTGGTCTTATTGACGAGGAAAAAGGCATATATCAACGAGGAAAAAGGCATAAGTTTTAATAACAACGAGGAAAAAGGCACCAACGAGGAAAAAGGAATAGTTTATTACTATAACAAATTTGGAACCTAATCCTAATTATGCCAAATTTCCATCAATTTCATCTTTAAGCCATCATGACACTAAAAAACTAAAAGATGTTACCTAGTGATAAGATATTGCGTTTTATTGCCTATTTTTTCTTATCCAAAAACTCTTCTAACTTTCTATCAATTAGTTTTTTCATTTCATCTTTGACATTTTCTTTGGCGATTAAAGGATTTTCGATTATGTCATGAGCCACAACCAAATCTTTTGTTGAAAAAGAATCAGGTTTATCTCTTAAAATTGCTGGGAAAATACTAAAATAATAGCCGAATAATTCGACATAGTCTTCTGGTGAAAAGCGAGAACGGAAGGCAGCTGCTTTTAATTTTTGAACATCCCAATTTTCTTTAGCATCTCCTTCAGGTGCTTTATTTTTAAAAAAATGCTCTTCTTTGTATTCATCAAGTAATCGGTAAGATTCTTTTATCATTAAATCAATAAAATCAGCTCTTAAATCCGCAGGCTCATTCATTAAAAACAAACTAATTAATTTTGGAAGATTGATTCCTAAAATAAAATGCACACTTGCATCATCATAAGCCTCTAGCTTGCTACCAATTTCGTTAAGAAATTTTTGAGATTCAATTAAAAGTTTTTTGTTTTTCATATTTGTAATATTAAGTTTTAAAAAATTAAAAAGGTCGCTAAAAAACAAAATTGTGAATAACTTTGTGAATAAAATTGTTAGCTAAATCAAATAAATTCGTAGCTCCAGACCCTTCTTCATACTTAAATATCTTCTTTTAATTAGAGAAAATACTACAGCTACATCTACATCTACATAAGTGTTAGCTAACTCTTAGCTAAGAGTTGGTTAAGTGTTAGCTAAGAGTTAGTTAAGACTTAGTTAAGTCTTAACTTTTTTTAAGAAATCTTCAAACTTAGGAATCAATTCAATGTATTCTTTTATAAGTTCTTGAAGCTTATTTATATATTTTGAGTCCTGCTTTTCTTTGTCTTTTGCTTTCTCTGTTGCTAATGAAAGTTCAGCATTACTTAGCATAATTATAAGTTTTTTTAAGAGATCAGCCAATTCCAAAGTATTGCGATCTCCAAATTCTTTCCAAAACATTTCAACCTTTTTACCAGTCTCTCTGAATTCGTTAAGAATCATTCTGATTGCAACTGAGGCATTGCCAATGGTCCTGGATTGAAATTTGAAATAGTTTTTAACGTACATAATATGCTCAGGTACATAATACTCTAAAAGATGCTTATGTTTTGAATTAAAGCTATCAATGATGGTATTGATTATATCACCGGCAAAATTTTTACTTTTAGCATTATTGGCAATTTTCAACCCATATTTTGAAAGCATCTTAATCCTCTCTTCTATGAATCCCGATATAGGCCCCAACGTTTCGCGATTTATCTCGTAAATGCCCGTAATGTGTCTAATTGAGTTCATGTTCGTGAAGCTATATTTGAAAAATCTCTCCTCAAAAAGATCTAATTTTGTAACTTTCGAATCAAACCAAATATTAACATAGAATTTCGCAAATCTTTCTTTCGTGTTAGACATTAAATCCTTTTAATTTTCCAAAAATTCAAAACTTACCAAAATTTTTATTTCATTTCCTGAGAAAAATGCGATATTTTCGACCGCTAGGCTAAATTGTTCAAAAATGCGACAAGTAACTGAGCATTGTGAACAAAAGAGCCATGATTATCGCCGCCCAAATGACAAATTTCCAATCTTTCCAGGTAAAATTACCTAGCTTTTTTTTATTATTTTTATCGTTTATCATATTATTTTTGAGAAAAAATTGGCGTTCATTTCAATACACAAAAGCTCTATATAATCATTCGTAACAAATCACTTATAACCACAAAAGCTCTATATACGTGTATGAGCAAGATGGTGATGATTAAGCTAGCCACCAGATAATCAATAGGCTTCCATTTAAAAGGCTTATTTTGATTATCACCGTGATTTTTGCTATTTTCCTGATCCTCATCAGATTCAAAATGAAAGTCCCCAATTTCTTCCTCGAATAATATTAACTCCGGAATATATTGATCTTGATTTACATAATTTTTCATATAATTTTATTTTTTGTTACAAGTGATTTGTTACGAATGATTATATGGGTAAGGAAGTTAGTGCTTCCTTATTCCCCGTAAATTAAGCTATCTGCACTTGGCAGTCCGTCTTCATCGAACATATTTCCTCCTCACTTTCAATTAATAAAACTCTTTCTGTAACTTCAATTGGCAGAATTATATCCAGGGTTTTATTGCTAGTGATATAATCCAGAACATCTTTTACTTCATAAGCTTTCTCTTTATTTTCAAATGGCCACCATGTTACCTCTGTTTTGCCTAAATGATTTTTAGTAGTTATTTTCAATTCAAATTTTTTTGTCATTGATTTATTTTTAAAAAAACGTTAAAACAAAAAAGCGCGCAGCAAAAAGGCTAAAAACGTTGAGCTGCCGTGCCTGTGAAATACTGGCGGTAGAGGTGGGCAGCCTCGAGAACTGTTTATCCCACCTCTACCAAAAGACCCTTTCGGATCTAGAGTAAAATTTAATGATATTATTATTTTAGCATATTTTTTATTATTTGTTGGTTAATAATTCGGGGTTTTTATGAATAATTTAATCGTTTATTTCAAGTAATTCTAAATCAGCAACAAAAGATTCAACTGCACCCTCTTCCGTAAAACCCATTTCTACTATACCAGCTTTAGCATTAAAATAACCGGGCTCTTCAAATCCTGCGGCTTCTAAATTTAATTCGAAAACATAGTTTTTATAAACTGGGGTATTACCATGATATAAATTGCCATCTAACCCTTTTTCTAATTCGTTAAAAGAATATCCAGTGTCACTTCTTCCTTGGCACTCACTCCAATATCTAATCTCTAGGTATTTAACATTTTCTTTTCCTAATTTATTTTGTAGAATTTTTTGGATTTTATTTTTCATATTCTCTCCCTGTTTTTGTTGTTAATCATTGAACCAGACTGAAACCGTAAATCCAGTTTCTTCATTTGCCGAATTGCAAAAATCTTCTAAGATTATACTTGCAGAATCAAAATCACTGTCTGGTATGTTAGATAAATCAATATTTTGTTCTGCACAAATAAGACATAATGTATCATAAGCAGCCAAACCTAAATTCACATTTTTCATTACATGAGCATTTTCGACCACGCCAAATTTTAAATTCATTTTTTCTGATAAAGTTTTCATATTTGCCTCTTATTATTGTTGATAAAAGTAAATTGTTGTGCCGTTAATTTTAGTGGTTTCTTCTCTGCCGTTATATCTATTTAAAGCATTGGCCCGATCTTCATGAACTAAATCATTAATAAAAGACTCTCTGTCAAAATAAGGACGTAGATGTTCAGGTATTAGATGTTCTTCTTCATCTACATAGCTATCAGCATCATCCCGGTGTGCCTTTTTCATATCGTTATCATCGCCAGCAAGGTACTCTATGCCTTGAACTGTGATTCTATTACCATCAACTTCAATATCATTTAAATCATCAAGCTTTAGATCAAATAACTTAACAGCGGCAGCGATTAGAATTGCTTCATCGGTAAATTCTAAATAGCCATTTCTGTCTGTGATTTCTGCTTCAATATTAAACTTGTTATTATTGGCATCAACAAAGCTAAATTCTTTTTTAAAAGTTTCATTTGACATAAATTTTCCTATGTTTTTGTTATTAATATTTTTCTCATCTTTGTTTGATGATGAGGGTAGTAGAGGATATTATTATTGATTAAAAATAGGATGTCAATAGGAAAAGTAAGAATATATTACTTTTCTTTATGATTAAGTAAAAATATATAATATAGAAGTAAAATAATCTTACCGAACCACTTAAATCAATACTTCAAAGTCTGTCAAGGAAAAAGTAAGAATATTTAACATTTGCTTTAAAATAATACATATTGACTTTTTAGTTAAAAAATCTTACCATTTTATGCTCTAAAAAAGTGTTTTATCGGGATAATCTTATAACACAAATTACATTATTTAACTTATAATGACAAAGAAATATATTAAGAAATATGTAGATGAAGCGGCAAAAGATCATTTTTTCAGACTTTTAGATGAAAAAGTTAAGCTTGAGAAAGATTTTGCTGAGAGAATAAAGATTAGCCCAAAAACTTTGTCAGGATGGAAAAGCACTAGTAAAGTGCCTTTTTTGGCAGCCGAAGTATTAAAATTAGATATTGAGATTGAAAGACTAATAAAAGAAAATGCAGAGCTTAAGCAAAAGCTGGCGAGTATATCTAATTTGATTGTATGATTTTTAGATATAAAAATTACTTGGTTGATCTTAATAAGTTAGTTTGTCCACCTATTTTAGATGAAAAGCATAGCTGCATTATCTATTTTTATTATTTTTCTAATCAGCAGTCGGTATTTGAATGGCGCTTTGAAAATAAAGAAGAGGGTATGAGAGTCTTTGAAAGGATTTGTCAAATATTGGGATCTCGTGATTTGTTCACTCAAGCTGAGATTGTTAGAAATAAGGGGCGTGGAGGTTAATTAAGGTTAAAGTATGTTTAAAAAAGTAAAATCATTATAATTTGATTATTGGTATGATAAAGGATTTAAAGCGAGACCCAAATAAAACTGCAATTAAGCCAAACAAAAAAGATTTAAAAAAACGCAAAGAATTCATCGAAAAACTTTACAATGACTTGATTCTTCCAAATGCTCTTTATTGCTCACATTCTGATTATGAAGTAATTCATGATTGTAATAGTACAGAGATAAAGATGACCTTTCAAAATCCATCATCATCAATACCTGCTTTACGTAAAATGATAGAAAATAGAGAGGTAGAGGGGGTGATTGATTATGGATGGCCAATTTTTCCTCGCAACAAAAGAAGAAAATAATAATTGCTTGCTTTAATTACAATTGGCATTAGCCACTGAGGCCTTTTACAAGAGAGGCTGACTAATAATATAACATTATGGGTATGGGTAACTTTAGTATAAAGAAAAGAAGACAAGACGTAATTTTGTGGGAAAAAGTAGAGCGGTTGCAAAAGATGTTTGGCTTAACTAATATCTCGATGGCTATATTGCTTAGCCTTTCTGACTCGCAATACAAGAACTGTAGAAAGAAAGGGAGTGTATTAGCGTTTAGGTATTTTGGTGCTAAGGAAGCTTTGGCTAATCAATTGCATGAAGAAATATTTGAAATAATGGAAAAGATAAAAAAATTAGATGAGTAGTTTTATTGATAGGGTAAATAGTGTTAAGCTTATTGCGTCTGAAAATCTCAAAAGATGGGAAAAGGACGAGAAAGTAAGTGAGATCATGAGAGAGTTTTTAAATATTGAAGGCGATTCAGGCAAATCAAAGTGGCAAGAATTGCTTGATGAACAGCATAAAATTGCTTTGAATTCTATGGACCCCGAAGTGCGGTTAAAAGCTATAGAAAGTGCCTTAAAACTGGCTGCTGGTAAGGATCAAGGCGGTAAAAATAATGCTCCTTTAATGCCTGTTAATATTGTTATCAATGGCGTTAGTTCTATGCAGGACGTCACACACCACGACACTATAGTGCAAGAGGCTGAAGAAGATAAATAACCCCCTAGTGAAGCCGATTCTATTTTACATAATGCAAATTATACAATAATGGATGGAGCCTTTATTCTATTGGCCCCGAACGCATTTTATCCCGCTAAATACCCCTCACAATACACAATTAATATCTAACGAGTAAAACTGCATTTATTGCCATTGCAGCCGCCCATGTACTTGTTTGATGGCTTATTATTCAATCCATGACTTTAGCTTTTCATTGTGTGACTTAGGAAAAAAACACCAAAATAAGCATTCTTTATTTTGATCCC